ACCAGCACTTGCCACTTACGCCCGTCCATGAACTTCTCAAGCGCGTCGGCGTACTGACCATCTGTACGGTAACGCCCCGTGATCTTCGAATCCCAGACGTCCTCGCCCGTTACGTAGACCGTAGTGCCGTCATCATAGAACTCGTACGTGGCCTGTGGGTGATCGACGCCTGGGTCAACGGCGTACCAGCGATCGACGTAGCCGCCCGTGCCCTTAAGGCCGATGGGCATGGTCTTGTTGGTGCAAGTGTTCTCTTCCGGGTCCCAGGCGTCCTTGTATACCGCGCCCTCTTGCAAAACCCACTCGCCAAGAATGTAACGCAGTCGATATGTACCGGTCTGGCTGGCCACAATCGCGGCTTTTGTTCGGGCGTCTATATTGGGGTTGTCATCAAGGCGAAAGTTGATTACCTCGAGGTCAGGCGCGAACTCCTTGTTGTCGATGACCTCAGATTTCAAATAGCAGTACGGATTGGACGGGTTTGTGGATCCGTAGAACCGAGCGCCTGCCGGCGACATTCTCATGAACAGCTGCGCCAGGAAGCTCTTCGGGTACTCCACAACCTCGTCGCCTACGCTGAGGCCGACCGTCATGCCTAGGATCTGACGGTACGAGGCTTCATCCTTTGCCCCAAGACAAAACCACTGCTTACCGAACAGCCATAGTTCGCCGGTTGATTGATTGTAGGAATAGTTGTTGCAGCCCACAATGGCAAACAGATCTAGCAGACAATTCCTGTATAAAGTTTGCTTCGTCGTGCCGAGCATAAGGCGCTTAGCAGACGGCGGCAGAGGATAGCGGCTCAACTGCGTGATCGTCTTCGCGTTCAGCGCGAACGTCTTGCTGGATCGCACAGAGCCGACAAGGATGGTGTAGCGCTTGTCGTCTTTTGGATCCCTCAGAATAAAATCATGAGCCTTCTTCCCGAAGGGCTTCATAATCATTCCGTCGTCGCTCATACCGTAGCTCGACGCTTCGCCAAGCGTGCTTCCACCATCTTCATAGCACATGCACGACGTTGCTCAGGCGTTTGTGCCGCTAATACGGCACTTCGCTTCTCCGACAAGCACCTTTTGTGCTCTTCAGAAAATCTCTTTCCCTTGTGGGCTTTAGAAAGCCGCTGCCGCAGTTCCGTATCAACGGCGTACCGCGCAGTCAAACTCTTAGATACTTTCTCCGACCATTCTTTCGTGTGAGTTGGTCGTCTGTGGCCTGATGCGTGAGATGCCCTCAACGCCGCGACATGTTGGACGGATAACTTCACGCCTTTGTGCGCCTGCGCTATCTTGGCGCGCGTTTCTGCACCGACTACCTTGCCTTTGTGCGCTCCGCCAGTACGTTGTCGCAACAATGGGTCTCTTTGATAGGTACGACGCAGCGAAGCCGCCCGGCGCTCTACAGTTTCTTTACAAGGAAGGGGAGCGTCACCTCCCATTGTCAGATTGTAGCCACCACCGTCTGGGTGCTCAACAAACGTCTTTTTTCGCTTGATGTAGAACGTTTCAAGGCGGTTCAGGTCAAAAACCTTGCAGACACTCAATACTTCTGCTGTGAAGTTCTCCACACCGTACTTCCTAATTGCACGATGCAGTGGTGTCGAGACCAGCCCCTTCAAAGCATCGTTGATGTGTACACGCCAACGCACTTCGTGCTGCACTGACTGACCAACGTAGCCTTTACCGTTGACGAGGCAGCGAATGTAGTAAATGGCACCGTATACTCTTTGCTTCATGGGTTCTCCATCTGCGGGCGCTCAAACCAGAATACGATGCCGTTCCGCCACCCAAACCATCGCAGCGAACCACGCCACGTTTCCAGGTCCATGGAATCCTTGGACACATTGCACCCGGCGCAGCGGCAACTATACTGTCCTCGCGGTGGCGCTCGGGGTACTTGCAGGCGCGCCGTAACGTCCAGCGGACGTTCAGCGGACGTTCAGCGGACGTTACGGAACCGGATGAACGGCTCCACGTGGTCGCGCCTTTTTCCCAAACGGCTTGATGATTAGCTCAGTGTCGCTCATTCGGCCGGCCCCGCCTTCAGCGCCGCAAACAGGCCCTCCAGCTGCTCGTTGGGCCCTGCGGTAGGCTCAGGCTTCAGCCCGTGCTTCTTCGGCATCAGGTGGCTGAGAGTCCACTGCAGACCCTGCAAGGCCAAAGCGCTGCGGGCTACGTTGTCAATTTCCCTTTTTTCCTCGACCCAAACTATTTTATTGAACTTGTCAAGCACCTGGCGCCGAGTCGTCATCGTAACGGAGTTCAAGTTTACAGCAATCTTCTGCCCTTGCTCCTCGTACAGCGGCACCAACATTTCTTTTGCTCGCGCACGGGTAACGCTGAAAGGGTGTGCTGGGTCTGAGAGCCACTTCAGCATCTGGTATACGCTCGGCATTCCAGTGATAGTAGCGATCTCATCCATACTGTGCCCGGTCGATATCAGAGCAAAAAGAGCTTCCTCTAACGGCTTCGACCACTCTAGCGGTTTCCCAATAAGCTCTGAAAGAGTCTGCGCAGCAACTACCCGGCCCGCTTCTTTTCGTTCAGCTATGACAGTCTTCGCAAGTTCGTAGCCAGACGCGCGAGTCGCCTTGTGCACAGACTTGTTTACAACACGCCGCTCTGCCCTTGTAGCAATCCCGTCAGCCTTCTTACTGCCCGGCAAACACACCGACTTAGAAGAAGCAGACGCCGGTGGCGCGCCCTTCTTCTTAGAAGGTGCCATTTTCTAGTTTACCTCCATACACAAAAGAAAGGCGGCACCCAGGGGAAAGTCCTAGGTGCCGCCCGGTGCAGCGCGAGCCAACCAGACGGTGGCGGCTCAAGCGCGTTTATTTCCGGTGGCAGCCGCGCGCTGCACGCATCCAAGGCGTCATGTTTCGCTTGCAGGCACCGAAGCTTCAAACTTTGCCGGCCCCTTCTGTTGCTAGGCTTCGTCCGGCTTGCCCCGGCAGCTGTTACGCCGCCATTTGCATCGGAGCAACGAAGCGAGGCACAAAGGCCAGCACGTTGTTCTTCCGCATAGAGTCACGTTGAGTGGCGTCTATTATTTTCCGCTGTTACGGTAGTCGGCTACCGGCACGAAACTTGAGCTCCACAATCCCGTCGAAACCTTGGCACCCCCTCATGATACTGCAGAGGATGGTGGAGGTGGCCGGAATCGAACCGGCGTCCGACACTGCTTCCTTCAAGCGTTGACGTGCGTACTTACGGGGCATCACAACTTCCATGTGAAGCCTCCACCACTTGCGCCCTACGGCGCAAGCAAGTACCAATCATGTACTGCAGCATCTTAGGTGGAAGGGCGCTGCCCCTCCGGGTTCGTCGAGCACCGCGGCCTTCTTGAAAATAAAGCCGCGTGCAACGTCTTACCGTACTGGTCGATGCCGGTTCTCTGGTTGGTACTTGTTTACGCCGTGGGGCCGAACGCATCTGCGTGTTTGCTCAACCCCACGGGTGGCAGTCTAATGCTGAACCCTGAGTTCAGGCACGGCCACCGCTGTGTTTATTATACACCCTCAAAGCGCTGGACGGTTTCCCCACACCCTCAGGCCCTGCAAAAGATGACCGTCCCAATCTCTGCAGGCAACCGGCACCCAGCCAGCTGATTCCCTGGTGGCTACGATGGCCGACGCGTACTTTACTTTTGTGCCGGGGCCGCCGACAAACCTGAACTCATCCGACGCAACCATCTCCTGCGCCTTTGTGAGCTTTACGTGTTTGTGTGCACGGCACGTTTCCCACCACACACCCCAGTGCTCCAACCTGCCGGCATCCTCTGCAGATAAAACGCAAACTTCAAGGGACACTTTACCCACCTGATCGTCTGGTCCCTAGAAAGGGAGAGGGAAACTACCGAGCGGGTCAAGCCGATCAGCCTGCCGCCGGAAACTTCTCAACCACCGCTCAAACCCAGCCCTCGACAAGTTCAAGTATACCCCGACGCGGCCCACTTTGGCCGTCCAATTTGCTGTCGCGAAGCGTGAAATCGTGAAAGGCTTATCTTTCAACAACTTGCTTAGATAACCCGGCAGGCACTCAGTGATTCGAGTGACCGTATCTGGTTCGGTTTCAGCCACTAACTCACTACACTCAGATATAACTACTATAATTAGTAAGTAAGTATATATATATATGTATAAGTAATAATTAACTCACAGTAAAAACGTAAATTAGAATATATAGAATATAGAGGCGTTTTAGCCGAGTCTGAGTTACCCCTAAAATCTCGCCTAACCAGCAGCGGCTTCAACAACTTACAGCAAACCGTATACGGTTTAGCCCCCTCATTCGAGTGGCCTTTCCCGTTCAATTCCTTTCGGATTCCTATTCTCTTACGAAGTTCGTCGACCTGCTTACGATCGTATTCCCGGCCGCCAGCAAACAGGAAACGCCCCTTTTCCCGCCCGGCCAGGTTATAATTCAAGGCATGGCCCAGTACAAGTTCGACCCCGCCACAACGGCTAAAATGGCCAATCTTGACGGTAAACATATTAGAGCTCTTTTTCCAAAACCACCCCGCCCGGCGCCCCAAACGGTATTAGATGAGGGCGGCCTGCTACCAACGGACTACGCCGTTCTTTACGAACTACTACCGGCCGCGGCCCCCACCAGCGACTTGATAGGCCGTCGGTTGCCGGGTTATAAGCCGCTGCGGCAGCGCACCTGGAAGGCGCTTTTAAATACGCTGGAGCAGTGCAGCTGGCTGTCCAATTATGCAGCTTTGCACATGGCGGTGTTCAAGCGCGTACATGAAATTCAAAAGCGTAATCGGCGGGCTGCGCGGCGTGAAAGCGTTTTACAGCAACGGGCCGCCACCAGAGCTCCCAGCGCAAGTCAGGTTGCCGAGGCGCTTATCTTGTTGGGCCTTGCCGTACTGGACGTCAGAGTAGCACGCGGCCAGCAGCATCCGCGATCAACGCACCCGCTGCCGGTGAGAAGGAAGTAGCAAGAGCCTAGCACCAAGAAGCAAGTAGGAAGTAGCAAGAGCCTAGCACCAAGAAGCAAGTAGGAAGTAGCAAGAGCCTAGCACCAAGAAGCAAGTAGGAAGTAGCAAGAGCCTAGTAGCAAGAAGGAAGTACCACCTAACCTAGCACCAAGAAGCCCAGGGCTATAATATAAGTTCAACCCTTTTGTGGAGGTTCCATGGCTCGATATGTTCGCGCCTTTACACTTGATGCGTCTACCATTGCGGCGCTTGACAGCCTTTTGCAGGAAGGCCCAACGGGCCCTCACGTAGAAGCTCTCCTAGGGCAGCGGCCCTTATCGCTCACCGTTGAAGCGCCCACGCTTGACCGTAGTGACCTGGGGACGGCGGATTATGAAGAGCTTTACAGCTTGCTGCCTGCCGCCGGCCCCCGGCCGCTTGTAGACTGGATGGCCAAGTTCGCCACGCCGACCCGGCAGCCCGTGTGGGCTTCATTACTGGCCACGATGCAGGAATTACAGCACCTGCCGGATTATGCAGCCCTCCACACGGCGGTATTCACGCGCGCCCACGAGATGAAAAAGATCAACCGCCGCGCCCAGCGGCACGCCGTAACGTTGCAGCGCCGCCAGCAGCCCGTTGCCGCTACAACGGTCAACCTCAGCCGTTGCGCGGACGCGCTACTTATCCTAGGGCTGGCCGCTCTAAAGGAGCGCGTTGCCCCGGCCACCAGGAAGGTCCGGCCCGGCCCGCCACCAGCAAAGCCGACTAGCAAGCCCCAAACTAGCAAGGCTGCCTCCTCGCCAGCGGCCCCATCCACCAAGCCCACCCCCGACGAAGCCAAAGGAAGCAAGTGACGCCGTCAGAAGTACGTCGAAAGATGCTCCAAAAAGCAAAGACAAGTTGTTTAAGCCCCGCCGACGTAGCGCGGTTAAAGTTCCAGCCGTACACCGAAGACAGCAACACCCTGGAAATCCAGCCCCGCTGGGCTGGCTTCAAGATACCTTACTTTACGCTGGACGGTAAAGTAGACAAAGAGTTCTACCGCTTCCGTTATTTGCAGACCCAGCCGTCCAAAGGCTTTAACAGTGTAACGGAGGCGCCGGCAAAGCCTCTGCGTTACAGCCAGCCGGCGGGTTCGCAGTGCGGGGTGTACCTGCCGCCGTTGCTGCCGGCAGGGGCAACGTGGCGCGGGGTGGCAGCAGAAGTAGGCACGCCGTTGCTGTTCACCGAGGGTGAGTTGAAAGCAGCGTGCGCCTGCACCCTGGGGATTGTTTGCGTAGGGTTGGGCGGCGTATACAATTGGCGGTCAGCGCGGCTGCACCAGGAGCTTTTGCCCATCCTGGAAGAGTTCCAGTGGGCGGGGCGTAAGGTCACCATCTGTTTTGACAGCGACCTCTCGACTAACGCTCAGGTCCGCACGGCGGCCAGCCGCCTAGCCATCACCCTAGGGTTGCGCGGCGCTGCTGTGTGGTGGACTACGCTGCCGCCGGCCCCAGACGGCGGTAAGCAAGGCCTCGATGACCTGGTGTATCGCGAGGGCGAAGTACCTTTCTTAAAGGCCCTGGCAACGGCCGAGGAGGTAGGCCCCGGCGCGCCGCTCCACGTTATGAACAGCCAGGTGGCGCTTATAAGGGCCACGGGCGAGGTAGTAGAGGTAGCAACGGGCAACGTCTATTCAGCCTCGGCGTTTTCGGACGTGGTCTATCGCAGTTCGGTGTACACGGAGTGGAAGACGACCAAGGCCACTGAGACCGAAGAGGCAAAGACTAAAGGTGTAAAGCGGTACACCGCCAAGGAGTGGTTGGCGTGGCCCCTGCGCTCGGAGGTCAGCCGCCTTGAGTACGCACCCGATTGCGACCAGCAATTGACGGAGGACGGCGCCTACAATACGTGGTTTGCGCAGCGGTGGGCCGTGGAGCCCAGCTCCACCGGCACGCTAGAGCCTTGGACGGAGTTATTCGAGCACATCTTCGGCAGCTTGACGGCGGCCCATGCGCAGTGGGTGACGCAGTGGTTTGCGTGGCCGCTGCGGCATCCGGGCGGCAAGCTCGCAACGGCCCTACTGGTGTGGAGTCGGCAGCAGGGCACCGGCAAAACGATGATCGGCGAGACGTTCGCCTCAATCTACGGCCGTAACTACGGCACGGTTAACAATATGCAGCTGGCCTCACAGTTTAACGAGTGGGCCTTGGACAAGCAGTTTATCGTAGGTGATGAGATCAGCCTGGGGGATAAGCGCGGCACGGCAAACAGCTTGAAGGATATGATCACCCGGCCGCAGGTGCGCATGAACATCAAGAACCGTAAATCCTACGTAGTTCGAGACTGCGCCAATTATTATTTCACCAGCAACCACGAGGATGCAATTTTCCTTGAGAATACAGACCGCCGCGTGTTCGTCCACCACTCGGACACGCAACCGCTGCCGCCGTCCGTATATCAGCAGTATCAGCGATGGCTAAAGCAGGGCGGTGCGGCGCGCCTTTTCCATTACTTTTTGCATGAGGTTGACCTTTCCGAGTTCGACGCGCAGGGGCGCGCGCCCCTCACAGCAGCAAAGCTTGAGATGACGGCGTCAGGACGAGGGGACACGGAGGATTGGGCCATCCAGCTGGCCGCTGACCCGGACAGCCTGCTGCCGGCGGACCGGCACCCTTACGACCTTTTTAGAACGCTTGACTTGCTTACCGTGTATGACCCTGACCACCACGAGAAGACCAAGGCCATCGGCATGGGTCGTGCGCTGGCCGCGGCGGGAGTTTTCAAAGTGGCCGGCGGCAGCAACAACATGACAATCGACGGCGTACGCACGCGCCTTTGGGCCGTACGCAACGCTGCGCGTTACAAGCGCGTAGGGCCGGCCGAGGCCAAACGCCTGTACGACGCCGAGCGTGCTTCTTTAGCCGTGGGTGGGCGGAAGTTTGACGCTCGGTCTTCGGGGCGGGTACAGTGAGCAGTGAGCAGGAACGCCGCTTATAAAGCGGTATAATAAAAGTGGGAGGCGACACATGACAGAACTGACAGAGCAGCAGATAG